TTTCCGAGCATGGCGGCGCGAAGCTTCGCGCGCGTCTCCTCCGTGATCGGCGGATGGGGCCGTCGATTCGGATGCTTCTTGCCGACGTGGGCCGCGCCGATCTTGGCGCGCGTCTCTGCGGGCATCGTCGATCCCAGCTTCGCGCGGCGCGCGGCTTCGAGGCACGCGACCGACGGCGGCCGGCCCTTCTTTGCGACGCTCATCTTGGCGCGCGTCGCTTCCGAGTGTCGCCGTCCCGTTGCTCCGCGCGCGATGTTCGCTCGAGCCTCATGGCCGAGCGTCCACTTCCGCCGCCGATAGGGCTGCGCGCCCTTCCGCACGTTGTAGCAGTCGGGGCCTGCGAGAGCGCCGATCGTTGCCTTTTCGACGGCGACGCGCGTCTCGACGTCGTCGATCACGGCGAGCACCTCGAAGTCGAGCACGGCGCCGCGCGCGTGGTCGATCTGCATCGGCGCGTTCGTGTGCGTTCCATACCCAAGGGTCCGGCGATGGTGCGCCGCTCGCTTGTCGAATCGCTGCGTCTCGCCGATATAGACGCGGCCGTCCGCGCGATTCCTGATCGCGTAGATTCCTGCGGCCTTCTCGTGTCCGTGCAGCTCGATCTTCATGGCGTGTCGGTCGGGGAAACGGTCTCGGTGTCGGTCGTGTCGTGCACGCCGTCGAGGTAGGTCGTCGTTGCGACGTCGGCGACGGTGTCGGCGGCCGCCGTCGTCTGAAGCGCGTCGGGGATCATCGCGTCGACCGCGAAGACAACGCGGAGCGTCGCGCCGAAGCGCCGAACGTTCTCGCGATCGAGCCACTCGGCGCCGAGGATCGAGACGGTGCCCTTCCCGATCAGGTAGAGCGCTCGAGCCCATGCGTCGAAGAGCATGCGTGCCGCGATGTACTGCGCGCGCTCGTTCTCGGCGGTCGCCGCGCTGCTCTGATCGACGGCCTCGAGATAGACGGCGCAGAGCTCGTGCAGCGTCCAGAGAGGGCGGCCGGGCGTGGTCCGGCCCGGCTGCCGGACGGGCGCGATCTCGCCGAGGTCGCCGTCGTCGCCGGGCTCCCACACGATCCGTCGGACGCCCTCGTGCTTCGTGCGCTCGCGCCACCCGAAGCGGTGCGGAACCACGTCGGGCCCCGTCTGCGTCCAGCGAAGGACCGACGCGTCGACGATGGAGCCCGCGCCGAGCGTGAGCGTCACGCCGAGCACGGCGATCGTCGTGCCCGTCCCGAGCGCGGTCGACGTTCCCCACGTCGAGCCGTCGTCGGTCGAAACTTGGTAGAGGATCCCCGTAGTGCCGACCGTGCCGCCCGTCGGGAAGCGGACGCGGATCTCCGCGGCGGCCGTCGGGGTCCCGGCGATGCTCGGCGAGCTCGTGCCCGACCATGCGACGTGCTCGAGCGCGGTCACGACGCCCGCCCACGTCGCCATGAGGGCGACGACGTCGTCGAAGAGCTTCGGGAGCGCGAGCTTGATCGAGGTCGTCACCGGCGACCCCCCGCGGCCATGATCCGGCCGAACTCGAGATCGAGCGCGTCGCCGATCGTCGTCGCCATGCGCGACGGGAGCGCCCCCTTCGGGATGATCTTCCGCTGCACGTGCCCGCGCGCCTTGCCCTGATCGTGCAGCGCTTCGGGGCCCTCGACGACGAGCACGACGGCGTCGCCGACGGGCGTCACGGTCACGGCCGCGGCCGCGTTCGCGAGCGCCTTCCGGCCGTCGAGCGTCTCGGCCCACGGCTTCCCGTCGGGATCGAGGCTCCGAGCGATCTGCGCGCCGACCGACGCCTCGAGCGCGCGCGCGACCGCCGGCGCGGCCGTGCGCGGCATGCGGCCGAGCGCCTCGAGCCGGGCGAGGTGCCGATCGAGCGAGCTTCGCGCGGTCACGACGACGACCCCGTGCCGGTCCCGGCGGTGTCCTCGTCGAGCGCCTCGCCGGCCTGCATGTCGCGCCACACGTACGGGCTCGTCTCGGTGTAGGCGAGCGGCGCCGAGCGGCTGATCGCCTGCGCCGAGCTCGAAGACGAGAGCGGAAGCTCGAAGAGCCCCTCGGGCGCGTTCGCGGCCTGCGCGATCTCGGCGAGCGCCGTGTCGAAGTCCTCTTTCGCGTTGATCATCGCAAGATCGTCGGGGTCGACGCCGCGGCGACGGTACGCGCGCCACGTCACGAGGTCGGCGAGCCACCCCGTCACCACTTCGGGGTAGGGCGTGACGAACGGCGCCGCGTATTGCTTGCCGATCTGCGAGTCGATGCGCCGCGAGAAGCGCGTGAGCTGCGCGAGGATCCATCCGGGCGCAAGCGCCTCGAGCGCGTCGACGTCCGGGCCCGGCATCGTCGACAACGATCGAAACTCTGCGAGCGTGAGGTACGTCGGAGCGGTCACGGTTCAACCCATAGCGGCGGCGAGAATCGAACTCGCGTTTTCGGCGTATGAAGCCGTCGGGGTACCACTCCCCAACACCGCAAAGAACCGACGCCGCGCGCGAGAGCGAGAGGAGGACGGGGCCCGTCCTCGCGCGCGACGTCAGAGATCAGCCGACCTTGTGGAACGAGACCGGGATCTCCACGTAGCCGGCGCCGGCCGTGAAGACCGAGGTGATCCGGTCGAACCGGATCGTGTCCGCGGCGACCAGCAGGAACGCGCGGCGGTGCGCGATCGTGTCCATCTTCGCGCCCGCGGTGCCCGCCTTGATCCCGGCCGTGCCGAGCGTCGCCGTCACGTCGCCGGCCGCGCCGCCGAGGATGTCGCCCTTCGTCGAGCCCGCCGCGTTGCTCGTGCTGATGCCGATCGCGCTCGAGCTGCCGCCGGTGAAGCCGGTCACGACGTCCCAGTGCGGATCGTCCATGATCTTGAGGCAGTACCCGGTGGGCACCGTGCAGAGGGCTCGCGCGTCGGCCATCGTGTAGTCGATCGCGATCTTCATCGTGAACGAGGTCCGCGCGCGCACCCAGCGGCCCGTGCCGCTCGAAGGCGCGATGATGAGGTGCGAGGTCGCGGTCGCCGTGCCGTCGATCGACGCGGTCTCGGCCGCGACGAACGTCCAGACCGAGAGGTCCGAGCGGACGAGGACCGTCTGGCCGTCCGTGCGCGAGCTCGAGCCGATCGCGGCGAGCGCCGCCCGGTCGGCGACCGAGCCGAAGATCGAGCCCGCGCCGGTCGCGCCGGCGACCTTCAGGCCCGAGAGGACCGCGACGCGGTTCTCGTCCGAGAGGTAGTCGACGACGATGCCGGCCGCGCTGCGCGACGTCGAGAGCGTCGAGACGGTCTTCCCGTCCTTCATGTAGCAGGTGTTCCCGACGTCGTCGGCCGCGACATCGTTCGGGCTGTCGTCGTTGTTCCACAGCTCGGCCATGATGCCCATGGGCAGCTGCACGCGGCACTTCGTGGTGCCGTTGCCGGTCATCGTCTCGGCGAAGCGTCCGACCGAGAGAAGGGTCGTCGACGCCGACACGACGGTGAGGAGCCCCGTCGAGGTGTCGAGGCACGCCTCCTCTCCCTTCACGGCCGCGGCGCCGTTCGTGAGCTTCCACGAGTACTCGTTGATCTCGATCTTGTTGCGTCCGGTCGTCATGATCTTTTTTCTCCGCGCGCTCGCGCTCGAGCGCGTCGATCGCGCCCTCTTCAACGCCGCAAGGCCCGCCCCTCGTGAGGGCGAGCCGGACGGCGTGATCGGAGCGGTCGCCCGATCAGCGCGAGGCGATCACGTCGCGCCGCACTTGAACGCGAGGAACGGGTGCCCGTAGCCCGCGACGTTGCGGCCGCTCGCGTGCCACTTGAGGATGTCGGCCGAGTCGAGCGCAGCGTCGACGCCGGTCCCGCCGCCGCGGCCGGTGTAGTAGCGGATCGAGTAGGGCTCGCGATCGAGGTAGACGAACGCGCCGAGGTCGGCCTCGCCGCCGCGATCGGCGAGGACGATGTAGTGATCGTCCCAGTCCGCGCCGACGAGCTCGGGCGCCTCGATCACCTTCCCGTAGCCCATGCGCGCCGTGTAGCCGGTGAAGTCGGCCGAGCCGCCACCGCTCGCCGCCGCGACCGCGAGGAACTTCGCGTCGAGAAGCTGAGAGACGCGCGGGTACATCGCCGGGCCGCACACGATCGCCGCCGGGCGCAGCATGCGGACCTGGCCGTTGGCGAACTTCACGAGCCGCATCTGCGCGTAGACCGCGGCCAGGTTGATCGCGGCCTGATCGAGCGTGACGCCGGAGTCGATCCGATAGCCCGAGCCGAGGAGCAGGTTCGAGAACGTGCCGTCCGTCGCGTCGACGCCGTTCCGGTAGTGGCCGGTGTGGAAGAACGACAGGCCGTCGTAGGCCGTGCCGAGGTCGGTCGTTTCGGCCGCGATCACCAGCTCACTGATCTTCAGCTGCGGCCAATAGCCGAACTGATAGCCCATGTCCTTCGCCCACTGCGTGATCGGTCCGAGCGCGGCGCCGCCGAGCATGCCGTTCTCGTCGATGTCCTCGATTTCCTGGCGCCGGATCTCGACCGCGGCGCCCGAGGTCTCGGGCGTGTAGTCGGTCTTCAGCTGCAGCGGGTTCTGGAACGAGAAGTTTCCGCCCTGTCCCTGCGGGAATAGCTTCGCCGTGTTGACGAACCACGTGAGCACCTGCTTGCGCGTGCCGACCGTGAGCCGCGTCGCGGCGGCGTCCCACCACTTGTTGCGGGGATCCTGGAAGCGGGCGTACTCGTTGTTCGCGAGCGCGCGCATGTTGGTCTCGACGTCCTGCGTCCACGAAACGATGTCGATCATGTTGCCTGCTCTCTTTCGTCTTCTTCGAGCCCGTCCGACATCGGCGCGGGGCCTTCTCTAACGCGTCGAGCCCCGCGGCTTTCGACCGCGGAGCATTCGACGTGATCGGAACGCGTCCGATCGGCGCGCGCGCTACTTGCCCGCGAGCGCCTCGCGCGCGGCCTTGGCCTCGGCCTCGCGCTTCGCGATCCAGTCCGCGCCCTCGGCGCGCGTGAGCGCGGGGAACGTCTGCCGACCGTCCGCGCGCAGCTCGGGCTGCACCGGCTTCGAGCGGACGCCCATCGCGTCGTCGATCTGCTGCCGAAGCGTCGGCGAGGTCGCGCTCGCCGGGGCGCCCGTCTGCCCCTCGCCGCGCGTCGCCGGGAGAACGGTCGACGCGGCGGCCGAGCCGAGCTTCGGCGCCGGCTTCGCGGGCGTCGCCGCGAGGATCGCCTTCACCTGATCGGGCTCGAGCGTCTCGAGCGTCGCGCGCAGCTCGGGCGAGAGGTCGGGGCGCGCGGCGAGCATCGTCTCGCGGCGCGCGGTCTTCGCCTCGGCGAGCGCGGCCGAGGCCGTCGCCTTCGCGTCCTTCTCGTCGCCGTCCGGCTCTTTCGCCGGAGGCGCGGCGGCCGCGGGCTCGTCCTTCTTCGGGGGCTCGGCCGGGGTCTCGGCGCCGGCGGCCGCCTTCTTCCCCTCGTCGCCGTCCGGCTCGTCGTCGGCGACCTCGGCCTGAAGCATCTTCTTCGCCTTCGTGTTGCCGGCCGCCGCGGCCTTGCGAAGCGTCGAGATCGCCGCTTCGTAATCCGCGTCGTCCGACGCCTTCGATCCCTGAACCTGCGCGCCCGTCTTCGTCGTCATGTCGATCTCCGTCTGTTGTCCGTAGGAACCGGCGGCGATCGCCGCGATCATCTCGTCGAGCCCCATCACGTCGTCGGCGAGCATCGGAAGCGCCTCGGCGCCGATCACGATCCCGGCCTCGAGCGTGCGCAGCTCGTCGACCTGTGCCGGGCGCGTCGAGGCGACGTGCTCGAAGAACAGGCCCGCGAGCTGCATCACTTGCGCGCGCACGGCGGCGACCGACGCGTCGTCGGTCGGAAGGTTCGGGTTCCCGTCCGCCTTGCGCTTGCCGCTCGTGACGATCGACACCTGAACGCCCATGGCGGCGTTCATCGCCGACACGTCGACGAGCTCGGCGACGCAGCCGATCGAGCCGACCATCCCCGTGGGGGGGATCGCGATGCGCGAGCCGGCGCACGCGAGCGCGTACGCGGCGCTCGTCGCCTGGCCGTCGACGTAGGAGTAGAGCGCGACCCCGGCCTCGGCGCATCGCGCCGCGATCTCGTCGGCCGTGTCGAAGCATCCCGACACGACGCCGCCGGGCGAGTCGATCGAGAGGACGATCGCGCGGACCTTCTCGTCGACGCCGCGGCCGAGGCACGAGAGGACGCGCGCCTTGATCGCGTCGTAGGAGTCGAAGCACGGATCGTCGTGGTGCACGAGCGGCCCGCGGATCGACACGATCGCGATGTCGCCGCGCGTCTCGACGACCGGAGGGGGCGGGAGGTCGAAGTACAGGCCGAAGGCGCGGGGCTCGACCGCGCACGGGACCTTCGGAGCGAAGCGGGCTCGACGCGGCGTCACGCGGCCTCACTCTCGCGACGGAGTCGCTCGTTCTCGCGCTCGAGGCGCGCGTGGTTCGCGAGCAACGCGGCGCGCTTCGCTTCGGGGCTCGACGCGCGCGCGCGCGCCTGCACGGACCGAAGGCGCTTCGACATCGCCGCCGCTTGCGCGTTCGCGTCGACCGCGAGCTCGAGGCCGGCGTTGTTCGCGGCCTCGACGCCCTCGGCCTGAAGCGGGATCCCGAACTTCACGCACAACGCCTCGACGTCGAGCTTCCGCGTCGAGCCCGCGGCCGTGAGCGCTTCCGTGAGCGACTTGATCGCCGTCGCCGACTGCACGAGCGAGGACGCGATCGCGTTCTGATCGCTCGGCGGCGTCGTGTCCCAGCCGACCGTCGGGCACTCGGCGAGGCGCTCTTCGCCGTAGGTCGCGACGCACCACGCGGGAAGCCCCTGCGTGTTGATCGTGTACGCGAGGCCGTCGCCGTCGCGCTGGATGAGGTCGGCCTTGATCGCGTCGAAGACATCGGCGTTCGAGAAGCCGACGCCGCCGTCGCTCGTGACCGTCTGCCCGCTGATCGCGTACTGAAACTCTTCGTTCTGTTCGGCGATCGTCGCGCGGAACGAGTCGGCGCCGCGGCCGTTGCTCTCGATCAGCTTCACGTCCCAGCCGGGCGTGAGCGAGAAGACCGTATTCACGCCCCAGTGGATGAGGCGCGAGAAGAGCGAGCGGCGATCCTCGAGCGTCGCGCCGACGGGCGCCGTCGTCACGCGCGCGGGGTTCGCGAGCTTGCTCTCCCAGTTGTCCCGATGCTCGCGCGCGTGATCCTTCGTGATGTACGCGCGACCGAGCGCGCGCCACAGACCGGCCTGCCACGGCACGTTGCGACCGCCGGGCGTGTGAAGAACCCAGCGACCATCGCCGGGCGTGATCGGGAGCAAGCCGGCGATCGATTGGTAGTACCAACGCGACTCGGCCCAACGCCAGACGAGAAACTCGGGCATGAGCCGGACGAAGACCGGGAAGTCGCGCCCCTTGACCGGCTGAAGCTCGCCGATCGCGACCCCGAGCTTGATCCCGTCGGCGACGAACCGCTCGAGCTCGCTCGCGGGGAACATTTCCTCGAAGACCGAGCGCGCGAACTCGCCGCCCGACTGCAACGCGCCGACCATCTCGGGCGGACCCTTGAAGAGCTTCGGCAGACGAACGAGCCCGCCCGCGCGCGTGCTCATGAGACCCGCGAGCACGCCGTCGCAGTCGACGGTGCGCATGAGCGAGCCCGCGCGCAGCATGACGCCCGCGTCCGCTTCGTACTGCGCGCGCTCGAGCTGCGAGAGGAGCCACCGCGTCTGCGTGAGCGGCTGGAGGTTCAGCTGCCCGCCGTACTGCGCGCGAACGCGCTCGACCTCCGCGTCGTCGAGGCTCGCGAGGTCGCTCGACGGAAGCGCGTACGTCGACCGGCCGAGCAAGCGGCCGATCGCCTCCCACGCTGAATCCGTCCAGCCCACGGACGAGCGATACAACGACCGCCGGGCCCCTCGCGGGCCCATTCGCGCCAAGCCGTCACGCCGTCACTGGTAACCAGCGGTCACGGTTCGGCCGCGTTGCCCGTGAAACGGCAATGGTTTCGCGCGGCATAGCCTAGGCACGGCGCCTGCTATGGTAGGGGTCGGAGGATCGAGAACATGGACAACAAGATCACGAAGACCCAGGCCGAGACGCTCGCTCACTTCGTCGCGAAGCACGCGGCCGCGCCGGTGCGTCGCGCGGGCTACGCGGGCGGTCGCCGGCGCAACACGGCGACGAGCCAGGACACCTACTCGGCCTGCGTGCGCTTCGGCCGCGGCCGCTCGGCGCTCGTCGCGCTCGTCGGCGGTGCGTCGTGACCTCGGCGGCCTTCCGTGAGGGCGTCGACCTCGCGACGAGCGAGATCCGCTCGGGCGCGTGGTCGCGCGAGAGCGCGGTCGCGTACGTCGAGGCGCTCTCGCCGTTCGTCTCGGGCTCGGCCGATCTGCGCGACTTCGCGCGCGGCTACGACGCGACGATCCAGGCGTTCGCCGACGCGACGCTGGACCTCGGGATCGTCGCCTCGACGCCGGCGCTCTTCGGCGTCGTCGACGGGCGCTTCACGCGGATCGGCGGTGCGTCGTGAGCGGCGCGTCCGACGTTGGCGGCGATCGCGAGTGTGAGCGCTGCGACTTCTGTCGAGGGTGCGCCGCGTGTCTCCCCGACGAGCACGAGCCCGATGTGACCGATCAGTCTTGCGACGAGTGCGACGCGCCGAATGCGCTCGACCTCGGTCACGCGCTGCTCTGCGCTGCGTGCGCGGAGAGCGAGGGCGACGCCGGTCCGAGCGACTTCGAGTGCCGCCAGGCCGAGCGCCGGCAGATGGGGATCGGGTCGTGACGCGCGACGTCGAGGCGTTCAAGCGTGGTCGTCGGATCGGGAAGTCCGAGACGGCGCACGCGTTCGCGCAGGCGGCCGTCGACGAGCTCGAAGCGGCCGAGGACGCGATCGAACGCGCCGCGTTGCTCGCGTTGCTCGACCTCGCGAACCGAGCGCGCTTCCTCGACGAGCACGGGATCGCGGACCTGGCGCTCGCGCGCATGCACGCGGCGGTGCGGTCGTGACCGGCTCGAAGCGGATCGCCCTCTGCACGGTCACGCCGGAAGGGACGGCGTGTTGTTCGTTCGCGGAAGGGTCGTACGCGTACCGCGGCGGACTGCGCGACGCCGTTCAGCACGCGGCCGCGTACGCGACGCCCCCGCACGGCGCGCTACGCCTTCCCTATCGTTGCGGCTGCGACGGCGTGCGTCGACGCAACGTCGGGGTCGGGGTCGTCATCTTCCAAGGCTTCGAGGACCGCTTCGACGAGGACAAGCCGGCGCGTGTGATCGGCGTCGCGCGCTACGAGCCGGCCGCGGCCGACCTCGAGCGCGAGCGAGAGGACCGCCGCCGAGGGATCCACCGATGAAGCGGCTTCGACACGCGATCCTCGTGCAGCTCGTCGACGGGCCGCTCGGCGCCGAGCAAGAGAAGGCGATCCGCTCGCTCGCGAAGTCGGGCTCGAGCCTCTCGTCGGTCCTTCGGTCGCTGCTACTGCGCGAGGCCGGGCGCTTCGATCTCGACGTGCCCGTCGTCGCGCGCGTCCCGGCCGTGTGCGATCACTTCGTCGCCGCGGTCATGCGCCCCGAGGTGTGCTCGACGTGCGCCCGTGCCCGCTTCGACCATCCCACGGTCCGAGCGCCGGGATCCTGAACGTGGCGAGCGCCGCTCGTGCTCGTGCGTCCGGCTCGCGCTCGCCGGCGACCCATCGGCGCAAGGTGCGGAGCGACACGCGGCACGTCGTCGCGACGACCGAGCGCGGGACCGTCTGAAGCACGACGAGCAACGCGGCGCGCGCGTTCACCGTCTGCCCCCGTACGGGTTGATCCGGTCCTCGGCGCGCTGCCCGTAGTCGTCGCGCTCGTCCTCTTCGTCGTCGCGCCGACGCTGCCCGTCGACGACCGCCGTCGAGGGCGCGTAGGCGAGCGACATCGGATCCCAAAACGCGAGCGCGTGCGAGTCGTAGCGATCGGGCGAGCGCCCGAGCTTGCGCTTGATCTCGTCCTTCGGCGTGACCTTGAGACGACCGTTCGCGCCTTGCTTCCACTCGAGGACGTGCAGCTCGGCCGAGAGCTTCGGGTCTTCGATGATCGCGGCGCCGTCGCGGAACGCTTGCTCGAGCGACGCGGCGAGCTCGTCGCGCACCGTGTCGTAGGTCATCGGCTGCCGCTGCGCCTTGTCGGACGCGCGGACCCCGACGAGCTCGAAGGGTACGCGGCGATCGGCGCGCTCGATCTCGTGCACGTGCGCGGCGAGGACGCCGTACAGCTCGGCGCCGATCTTGCCCGAGCGGTCGATCACGACGACCGGGATCTCGCGCGGCGTCGCGAGCCGGCCGAGGATCCGAAGGATGGTCGCGAGGTGCCCGTCCGTGTCGAGCCCACGGACGGCGAGCTTCCCCGTCCCGTCGTCGCTCGCCGCGATCTCTTTCACGCCTCGACGCGCCGTGAAGCACGACTCGTCACCCGTGCCCGTCGCGCCGGCGGGATCGACGCCGAGGAAGAGCCGGCCCGCGTCGCTCGCTTCGGCGTGTCGCTCTTCGGCCGCTCGGATCTTGTCGACGGAGAAGATTTTCCCGTCTTCGTTCGTCGCGAACTCGCCGAGGACGTGGATCCGGTAGAGCGGCGAGTCGATCCCCCACTCGTGCACGCGTTCGCGGATCCAGCCGGGCGTCGCGAGCCCGTCGATCGTCGCGCCGCCGGTGATGTTCGGCGAGAGCTCGCTCGAGGTCGTGAGGCATCGGTAGCCGTCGACCGTCTCGGGGCGCGTGGGATCGTACGCCTTCTTCGTGAACGCCTCGAAGAACTCGCCCGTCGTCTTCGTCGGATTGCCGGTGAGAAGCACCTTCGCGCCGCCGGCGCGGTTGCCGTCGATCGCCTGGTAGATCGCGTCGGGGATGCCGCTCGCCTCGTCGCAGATGAAGAACATTCGAGGCCCGGCGAGCCCTTGCACGGCCTCGGCTTCCTTCGCGGTGAAGCCCCACACCTCGCGGAAGAGGTCGTCCTCCGACTTGAGGCCGGTCCTCGCGAGCATCCCGATGTCGCCGTCGACGATCGCCGAGTGCGGGCACGGCTTCGGGATCTTCAGCATGAGGGGATCGAGCGTCACGCACGCGACGCAGCGACCCGCGCGCGCGCGCATCATCGCGAGCTGCCGCCAGAGGATCGTGTCGACCTGTCGAGCGGTCGTCGACGTCATGATCACGCGCGCGTATTCCCAGCAGCAATAGAACCAAAGCGCGAGGCCGGCGGCCGTGTGCGACTTCGAGACGCGTCGCCCCGACTTCCACGCGACGCGATCGGCGTCGCGGATCGCGTTCAGGACGTCGACCTGATCGGCTTGGCCCTTCGGCTTCCGCGGCGCGCTCCATGGCTCGACGCCGAGAATGTCGCGGAAGAACCCGACGGGATCGTGACGGTACCTCGGCGACGGGAAGCGGATTCGGTGCTCGGCCTCGAGCATCTCGAGGATCGCCGCGCGCCATGCGCCGACGACCGTCAACGCGTCGGGCGCGCGTTGCTTCGTGCGAGCTCGCGCCGGCGCCGCTTTCTTCGTCGTCACGAGCCGCTCCTCGCGATCGAGAGCAGCAGATCGCGGAACGCAACCGGGGTCTCCCAGCACTCGCGCGCGGACAGTCGGCCGCCCTGGCGCTCGACGTCGAGCCCGCGCGCCTTGCCCGCCGCGCGCTCTTCGGCCGTGTGGAAGCCCTGATCGAGCCTGCACTTCGAGCCACTCGATCCCCACACGAGATCAGGAAGCACGACGCCGTGCGCGTACAGCCAGGTCGCCTTGCGCGCGCGGTGTCCATAGTGGCCTTGCTCGACGCAGCACGTCGAGCCTCCGACGTCGTCGGCCGCGATCCATCCCCCGGCCTTCGGAGGCTTCTCGAGGCCGAACGCTTCCCACGCGCCGCTACCCTCGGGATGCTCGAGCACGCCCCCCCACCTTCGCACGGCCTCGAGCGCGGCCGCGAAGCATCCCCCGTCATCCCCTTTGACGCGTCGCTCCTTCGCGCTCGGTCCGCCGTGCCAGTATCGGCCCCAACGCTCGCACGGGGGATGCGCGACGACGCGGTGCGGGCCCGCGTAGGCGCGCGCGTCCGAGCGAACGTCGGCCCCGAAGATCGAGAGCGTCGACGGCGCCTCGGTCCAGATTTCGACGCCCGCGAGGTGCGCGTAGGGCCCGTCACTCGCGACGTAGAGCGCGGCGATCACGTGCTCGCCGCCTCGGCCGTGCTCGAGGAGCCGCCGGCGCCGGCTTCGCGCGCGACCTCGAGCCGGCCCCCTTGCACGCCGGGCACACCGGCCCCTCGCCCGTCTGAGGGTCCCACGCGATCCCGCTTCCCGCGCAGTAGGCGCAGCGTGCCATCGCCGGCGAGCGCGCCACGGATCACCGACACGACGGGCACCTCTTCCGCGCGACGACCTCGAGCGCCGGCGCCGAGGCGTCCTCGAAGAACCCGCGGC